AGAACAGATTATGACTACCATTATGTTGATCACCTCCGGAGACTGTACCACCGTGCAGCCTACCGTACACAAGGCACTTGAAAAGGCGGTCCACGAGACCGAGATGGAAACGTATGTAGAGCGCAATGGCAAGCACTTCAACGAGAAACTGGCGGATCATGCCGTCAGTCAGTTTCAAAACATGAACGGCACGTCACATCACCTCACCCGCGAACGGCTGCGCGAGCACCTGCGGCTGATGGGTATGGCCGAGCCCACGCACTTCGAGGACTTCTACTACCTGGCCAACATGCTGTATAGTGACTTCTTCCCCGAGTGCATCAGAAGTGAGGCGGATGTCGTAAGAGGTGCGGCGCGTTACGTACACGGCGACCCCGACGGCTACGAGGGTGCGCTGTTCCACCGCTATTGCAGCGACCTGCACGCCAAGAACGAGAAGATAGAATGGAAGGACTTCGAGTGAAGATTCCTTTCCGGAAAACAAAAAGAGGCGCGATTCCCATCGTGCCTCTTTTTCGATGACTTAAAAAACTTTCTTCAATACACTTCTTAGTTCTAATAAGCTAAAAGTTTACCTTTCATAAATGTCTAATATGTCCAAATAATCAATTACGGCTTCATTCTAACTCGTAGACGGAACGAAGATAGGATAATACGGAAGGACCTCATGCTCAAGAAACGAAAATGTAGGTGAAATTCGCACAGGCAAAAATAAAGTCCGGACGATTCACATCGGCCGGACCTATTATAGTAATGTCTGTGCCGCTGCACGAGACAACTGATAAAAGTTCGTAAAAATAAAACTAACACCTATTGAAATTAAACATTAAATCCTATAAATCTATGTTTGAAAACCACTGCAAAGATACACATTTCCATGCAAATCACCCCTTTATATCCGCTTTTTCATGGTGAATTTCGGATTTTCGGCGATTCAGTTCCCTTCGCACCATCTTCTTCACATAGTAACGCTGCCACTCCAGCATCTTCTTTGTGCGTGAGCCCTCGTCGCAGCCCGGCTTCCATCGGCTGGGCGTATAGTAGAAACACAGTTCCTTGAAGTCCGCCTGCGAGAGCGGGTCAAGGAACCGTCCACGCTGGCGCAGATACCAGTAACTGTCCGTACGGTGCGTATGGTTCTCGTAGGTCAGGGAGATCAGTTTTCCCTGGGCCTCATCCCATATCACGTAATAACGCCAACCATAATATCCATGTTTGCGGTCGGCCTCATCTGCCGCCTCTTTCAGCATACGGCTGGCCGCCATCAGATACTTCATCTGCCTTTTTCTCGTCAGCATATCGCCCACCAGGCGGTATGCGGTCTTAAATAATTTCATTATGTCCATACCTATATATATTAGTTCAAAATCACTTCTGCATGTCGTCCGCCTCGTCGGATGGCCTCTATCTGCTTCATGCGCTCCTCCTTCGTAGGCAACCTCTTCACGGGAAAACGGTCCCACTCGAAACGGGACACCCACAGTCCGATGCCGCGGCTCATCACGCAGTCATCGTGCTTGCCGGGGATGGCCCCGTACTTCCCGTTCGGGAACTTCATGAAATAGGTACACTCCTGCATGGTCTCGCGGGCACGTTCCAGATAAAGGCCGTCGCGGATGCACGTACCCATGTACTTGATCAGCGCACTCTTTGTGTCGGCACTCGTATGGAAGCCCCACTTCACCTCGCGGCTCTGCGTCTTGTCCGCCATGCTGTACTTGCGGCTGCAATACACATTGTCGTAGATGGGCAGCAGGTTCGGGAAAAATAACTCGCTCATGTTCTCCGTCTCCACATTGTTCATGCGAGAGTAGGCGGTATTGTTCTCCACGATCAACAAGGCGTCCTGGTAGTAATGGGCGATTTGCGCACTCTTGATGGCCAGCAGGTCGGCATCGGTATGCCCTCGCCACTCGGCCACCACACGCGGTCCCGCTTCCTCGTTCAGCGTGCCGCTGTCGTCCAGCATCATGTCCTCGCGGTCCAACACGGTGATGACACTGTAGTCGCTGGTCTTGTACCGTCCGCCAATATCCACACTCACCATGTAGCGGTTTCTAAGCTTGCACTCCTTGGCGGGGTACTCCCATATCCTCATCGGTCCACCTTTCCGCTCGTAGGGCCTCAACTTCTCCAGGGCGTCCCTGCCCTTGGGTGCGCTGCCCTCGATATCTCCTTGCAGGACGGGCTTGCGGCACAGCCTCATCATCTGTTCTATCTTGTAGAGGTCGAACTCATTCTGACCCGAATATTTGAAGGCCTCGACGGCGTTACTCGGAAACTCCTGCTGCATATCCTCGATATCCTGGTACTCGCGCATCTTCTCGCGATACCAATATATTCCCTCCAGTGTCGCACCGATGGTCCACAGCCAATATAGGTAGTCCCAATGGTTCGCCTTGTCGTCCTTGCGGGTAAGGAGCGTACAGGCCCATTCTATCAAGTCGGGTGGGGGAAGGCGGTACAGCTCAATCTCGTACCATGCCACAAAGACAGGTTCGAAAGCACTCTCCTTGTCGCCGTACTCGTCCACACGGTTCGCACGGTCCCACTCATCCTTAAAGAAGTTCTGGCCGTTGGCGGTGCTCTCGTAGACGATCATCGTCAGCGGAATCTGTTGGATGCTCGACGTGGTGGACTTGATCTGTGCCCTCGGGTCGTACTTCTCGGTCTGCGGCCAGAAGGCCACCTCGGTACAGTGCGCCAGGGCGGTGTTACCGCTTCGGGGTCCCTCAGGATTGAGGGCGGAGCTGGTGACAATCTCGCAGTTACGGGCGGGGATGACCGTCACGTTGGGTGTGCTGCCGTTTCTTGTCTTCGGCTGGTCCTCGTCGTAGGGCACTCCGTCTTCCATCAAAAGGAAGTCAGGAAGCTGCGCCATCAGGCGGAGGTACATCTTCTTCACCTGCCCGGCGGAATAACTCTGGTGACCCACGATGACACTGTTCCAACTCTTCTTCCAGAACAGTTGTATCCAGGCCATATAAATCTGTACGATGGTGGAACCTCCCCACTGGCGGGCCTTTAGCAGGATGACGCGGATAGGCCGATTCCTTCGGCGCATACCCTCCATCACCTTCACCAGCTTGATCTGAGCGGGACGCAGCTTGAACGGAATGTCGTCGCCGCCTTGCTTGTTTTGGATACGGGCGTAAGCATAGCAGCAAAAATAGATGTCGTACTTGGCCCACGTGGAAAGAAAACTGCGCAGGACCGTATCCCTCAACTCCTCGGTATAGTCGCCGTACCGCCACATACAGAACGCCTCCACGCTGCCTTTCTGGGCAAGGTGGTACACCAGCCCCACACTGAACATCTCCACGGGCAGGTAAAGTTCCTTGGCCACGCCGGGGTATAGGTCGGGGATACGGATGGCACGCCGCTTACCCGGTGCGCCCATCCCCGTCATCGGATTATAGTCCGGAAACAGGCGGGCCTCACGCCGCTCGTTCTCCATCACCATCTCGATGGCCCGCTTCCTTAGTACCTTGTCCGCCTCCATCTCACCTCCGTCTTTCGGTAGATCATGCCGCACGTCAGCATCAGCAGGTGATGCCAGGCGGCTACGCCGGGCAAAAGGAAACCTGCCAGTATCGGCACGAGGATATCCCATCGGCGCTTGCTCGCGAAAAGCATACCCAGATAAAAGCAGATGATGACGCTCCATCCCACCACGGGCGGGGACTTGGGCAGCAGCAGCCACACCCCTACGGCACAGGCCCATGCCGCCAACGTCCGCCACACAGTGAGGATGCGCCACAGCATCAGCCACGCCAGCAAGTTCATGAGGAGGTGCAGCAGGCTGGCATGTCCCCACATGTACAGGCACGCAGAGGCGGCGCACCCCCCTGGGAAGGGTAACGCCGCCAAGAGAGAGATACTTATAATCAGAAATTGCTTCATTTTCGCTCCTTTCTCCGGTTCCATTCATCCAAGACAATGCGATAGATGCGATCAGGACTCAGCCCGATGCAACAGGCACGGTTGTAGACCGCCTTGCGGGCTGCCTCCCAGGGCTTCATGCCCGCAAGTACCAGCAGGTCACACTCCCGGATGTAGCCCAGGTACATCTGCATGCCCCACGGACTGCCCTGCGGCAGCTCGCGGTGATTCAACCACTTGCTGTAGATGCTGTACCCACGCTCCTCGCTCAGGTAGTACCGCTCGACGGGACGGCGGGCTATCTCCTCGCAGATCTCGGGCGTGGTCAGCGGGCGCGGGGAGGCTCCAAGCACCTCGCGGAACATCCTCACGAGCAGCTTGTTCCGGCTAAGCTTCGTCTCACTGACAGTTCCCTTGTGTCGCATGTCTTTTTCTTTCAAAATTAGGCCGCAACTTTGGCAAGATATCAGTGAGGCCCCTAAAACCTTGTCTAAATTCGCACATAATCAAGTAATAGACAGAATATGGACGAAAAAGAATTAGACCCCGTAACGGGCAAGCCCGTGGAAAAGGCGGACGCTTCCGCTACCCCTCCCGCTGCTGCCGCCAAGCCTGGTTGGCGCGAGATGCTCGGCAAGCGTAAGCCCGACCTCGATACCTCCGATGACGAGCAGATTGGCAACTATCTGGGGGAAAGCTTCGCGGATTATGACAAGATGAAGGATTCGCAGAACCGTTTCAACGAGATGCTGGGCAGTGACGAGCGCGCCGCAGGCATCCTCTCAGGCCTGGCCACCGGACAGAACGAGAACGGCGAACCTTTCTCTCTGGACGAATACATGGCCAACAATTATCTGGAGGACTGGGTCTCCGGCATGACCGTCGAGGATATTGCCAAGAAGGCCAAGGAAATGGAGGCCAAACGTATCAAAGAGAACGCGGAACGTGCGGCCAAGAAGAAGAAGGACGAGGAGCGCATCAGCACCAACTACACCAACAGTAACGCAGCCCTCACCGAAGCGGCCAAGGAGGCCAACGTGGACGAAGCGTTGTTGGGAGATATGCTCGCCTGGCTGTATGGCACGAAGGACCAGCCCGGTGCGGCGGACCGTGCGGCTGCGCTGGAACTGAACAAGGAGGACTGGATGAGACTGATCCATGCCTTCAACCGAGAGGGAGATGCCGAGGCAGCCCGTCAGGAAGGTGCGCGCAGCTCACGTACACGCCGTCCCTCGCACCGTGACCTCACCGATCTGCCTACCGACACAGGCGCGGGCGGTGGCGGCGAGATGTCCCGTGGCTCTGGCAATCCCGTGGCGGACTACTACGGTAAGATGAAACGTAAATACTCTTAATATCCACTTTAAATACATTGAACAATGAGAAAGATTTTCAAA